GCACCGGCCTGGGCAAGGATGCCCCTGGTGGGGCCACGTTCGATGGCGCGTCCAAGGTTGTGCACCCGGTCATGGCCGAGGCATGCGTGGACTTTGCTGCGTCGAGCGCGCGTGAACTGTTGCCGCCAGACGGTATCGTCAAGTCAGAGATCAAGGGCGAGGCCGATCGTACCCAGGTCGATACGGCAGACCGCAAGGTCACGTTTATGAACTGGCAGTTGACGGAGCAGATCGAAGAGTACCGTGACGAGATGGAGCAGATCCTGACCCAGTTGCCCCTGGGCGGGTCGCAGTACTTCAAGTGGCGTTGGGACTCGGAGCAGCGCCGGCCGGCCTGTGAGTGGATCCCGATCGACAACATCCTGCTGCCGTACGCTTCGACCAACTTCTACACGGCACAGCGCGCCACCGAAGTCCAGGACATTACCCAGGACATTTTCGAGCAGCGCATCGAGCAAGGCATCTACCGTGATGTTGAAGTGTTCAAGGCCGAAATCGACCTGAACGAAATGACGCGCTCGGAGCAGGCCAACAACAAGATCGAAGGCAAGTCACTGCCCTCGAAGAATGTTGATGGTGTGCGCCGCGTGTATGAAATCACGGCGTACTTGCGCCTGACTGAAGACGAGCGGACTGAAGGCTCGCGGGCACCGTACATCCTGATGGTTGACGAGGCCACGGAGAAGGTCCTGGGCCTGTATCGGAACTGGGCCGCGAACGACGAAAAGATGACCAAGCTCGACTGGATCGTCGAGTACAAGTTCATTCCTTGGCGAGGTGCATATGCTATCGGCTTGCCTCATCTCATTGGTGGTCTTTCTGCCGCTCTCACTGGCGCCCTTCGTGCTCTCCTGGATGCAGCACACATTAGCAACAGCCAGACAATGCTCAAGCTCAAGGGTGGACGCATTTCTGGACAATCTGATCGAATCGAGCCTACCCAAGTACTAGAGATTGAGGGCGCTCCTGGTGTTGATGACGTGCGCAAGTTGGCGATGCCGCTGCCGTTCAATCCGCCTTCGAGCGTGCTGTTCAACCTCCTGGGGTGGCTGACTGATGCGGCCAAGGGCGTTGTCACGACGGCCGAAGAGAAGATCAGCGACGCCAACGCGAACACGCCGGTGGGCACGACCCAGGCACTGATCGAGCAAGGCGCGAAGGTGTTTTCGAGCATCCATGCTCGCCTGCACCGCAGCCAAGCCAAGTCGCTCAAGATCCTGTCGCGCATCAACCACTGGTACCTCGAAGACATGGACAACGAGTCCGGCTCCGAGATTGAGGTACGCGACTTTGCTTCCAACAACGATGTGCGGCCGGTCTCCGACCCGAACATCTTCTCTGAAACGCAGCGTCTTGCCCAGGCACAAGCCGTGCTCCAGATGGCAAGTTCTGCGCCCCAGTTGTACGATTTGCGGGCTGCCCACCGACGTGTTCTGAAGCAGCTAAAAGTTCCTGCCATCAATGAGATTTTGCCCGATCCAGAAGGTATCAAAGAGGCCAACCCGGCCCTGGAGAACGTAGCAATGTCCATGGGCCGTCCCGCGGCGGCTTTCCCTGATCAGGACCACTTGGCACACCTCAAGGTTCACTTGTCGTATGCAAAGGACCCCAATTACGGGGGCAGCCCGCTCATCGGTCCGGCATTCACGCCGCATGTCCTGGAGCACATCAAGCAACACTTGACGCTGCATTATTTGCAGTCGATGCGCCAGTATGTGGCGCAAGCTGCCGGTGGTGAAGACTCGATGCGCTTGAACCAGGAGAAGCCCCTGTCGCAAGAGGATCAGCAGGCCCTGGCGCTTGCATCCATGATGGTGTCAGAGGACTCGCAGATGGTCTTCCAAGAAGATCAGCCGCAGATCCTCGAACTGGTGAAGAAGGTGCAGCAGGCACAGCAGGCCGCGGCACAGCAGGCCGCCAACGCGGATCCGACGGCCCAGGCCCTGATCAAGACGCAGATGGCGGAGACGCAGCGTAAGGCGCAGGAGTTCCAGACGCGCATGCAGGCCGAGGTCCAGAAGCAAGAGCAGCAGTTCAAGCTCCAGGTGGCCGAGTTGCAGCGCAAGGTTCAGGAACTGCAAGCCAAGTACGAGACGCAATCGACGGTCGATGCGCAGCGCAACGCCACCAACATCGCTACGGCCGCGCTCAACAACACCTCGCGTGAGCGTGTTGCCATGATCAACGCCGGCGCGCAGCAGGACGTTCTGTCGCAGCAGTTGGACCACGAGCAGGATATGTCCGCGCTCCAGGCCCTCCAGGCGGCAGAGCAGGACATTCGGCAGCATGGCATCCGTACGGAGCAGGCTGTGATGAAGGAGCAAGCCGATATGGTGCGATCGGCCATCGAGACGGAAAGGCAAGCTGCCTTGGCCGATCAACAGCACCAACAGGCTATGGTCCAACAGGCCACACCCCAACCACAACCCCAACCCCCCACAGGAGAAATCTAATGGCTGACGAAAATCTCAAGGGCTTCCGCCAAACCTACCAAGAGACTGGCAAGCTGTCGAGCGGTGGCGGTCCCGCCGCCAAGATCGATTCCGGCGCGTCCGGCTCGCATCGTGACAATAACTGGAAGAAGGGCGCCGCTCAATCCAAGCTGCGTCTGGCCGGCAAGATTGGCCCCTTCAACAATCTGCGCGGCACGTCCGGATCGCTGTATTAAAAAATTTCCGCCCCGGTGGGGCGGAAGTGAGCGATTACTTGCATTTGTACATTTATGAGAGATGTAGTCTCTGAAATTTTGCGTCGTGTAAATGACGCTAAGAAGATACTAGAAGCGACCGTGGCATCTGGTACCGGCGTCGATACTTTCGATAAGTATCAGCGTCTGGTGGGAAAAACGCAAGGTCTCGACCAAGCGTTAATGATTATCAACGATATTCTGACGGAGAATGACGAAGAGGCTGTATAGCCGGAGGTAATGCCGTATGGCATATGACTTGTCCAAGAAGGAAGAACCGGATCTGCGATCGGAAGCGGAATGCTTCCCTGAAGTTGACCCGGGCATTGATGTAGCAGGCGATCGAGTACTGGTGCAACTGCGCCGGGAAAAGGTTGCAAGCAAAGGCGGAATTATCCTGGTGCAAGAAACCAGGGAAACCCTGCGGTTTAACGAGACTGTAGCCAAGGTGGTCCAGATCGGTCCCCTGGCGTACAAGAGTCCCGACACTATGGAGCCGTGGCCCGAGGGCCCCTGGTGCAATGTCGGTGATCTGGTCCGAACCATCAAGTATGGCGGCGATCGTTTCGTGGTAAACCCTGAAGATGGTGGCGCACCGGTGGTGTTCATCACGATCCAGGCCAGGGAAGTCATCTCGCGCATTCGTAATTTCGAGTATGCGCAGCGGATGAAAGCCTTTGTAGATTAAGACTTTGAAAGAAAGTTATGGCTCAGGAAAACAAGGTTGAAAAGGACCTGCCCGTTAAGGAGCAGGAAGACGGCACCCTGTTGGTGGCCGTCGAGGCGGAGAATGATCCGTTTGCCGAAGATAAGCAGGACGACGACGATGTAGAAGAAAAGGCCGAAGGCGGCCAAGTCGATTCTGATGATGACGACGGCGACGGTGAGACTGAAGACGAGCGCGAACGAATCCGTGAAGCCCGCCGCGAAGAGCGCCGGCTGAAGAAGGATCTGGCAAAGCAGCGCGAGGCTTCGGCAAAGCACAAGATTAGCGCCCTGGAGCGGCGCAACGAGGAACTGGCACGACGACTGGCCGCGGTTGAATCGACGGCAACGTCGTACCAATTCGCTCAGGTTGACAAGGCACTCGAAGACGAGGCAACTCGTGTCGAATATGCCAAGATGAAGTTGCTTCAGGCGTCGCAAGAGGGCAACGCTGAAGCGCAAGTTGAGTTTCTTGACCAGTTGCAGGAAGCCAAGAATCGCCTCGCGCAGATTCAGGCCTACAAGAAGCAGCAGCTTGAGGTGGCAAAGCGGCCTCCGCAGAATGTGCCGAATCCGGCCGCTGAGACTGTCCGCGACAATGCTACTTCCTGGCTGTCACGAAACAAATGGTACGACCCCCAGGCGCGCGACACTGACAGTCGCATCGCCAAGGTGATTGACAACGAACTAGCCGCTGACGGTTGGGATCCTGCGGACCCGGAGTACTGGGACGAACTGGATAGCCGATTGTCAGCACGATTGCCCCATCGGTATGCGTCAAAGGGTGGCAATTCACGATCGAAGCCGAATACTACAGCTTCGAGCCGAACTGCCAACCCTTCGGGTAGGACCACGACGACTGTCTCCCTTAGCCGGGAGCGCGTCCAAGCGATCAAAGATGCCGGAGCGTGGGATGACCCCGCGAAACGGAACAAAATGATCCGAGCCTACACCG